GACAAGAAGATACAAGCATCAACGGAGCGCGAGATTATGCGCTTGAACCAGAGAAACAACCAAGGGGGCTAGAAATGGCTGCTGTTAAAATTATGGGTGGACCTATTCAAGAACCACCAAAACCTACCACATACGCGGATATCAAAGACCAGGGTCGCATTCCTTACGCTACTATGAAGGAAGAGAAGACCCCTAATACCGCCAAAGCCAAGGTTACCAAAGGCAAGCGCCGTGGTATGGGTGCTGCGCTGCGTGGTGCTGAGTTTACTAACGCATAGGAGGTCACATGCCTTTAATGCGTGGGTCTAGTCAAAAGACCATCAGCTCTAACATAAGCAAGCTCAAAGACGAGGGCTATCCGCAAAAGCAGGCGGTGGCTATCGCTTTGAACAGTGCTGGAAAGAGCAAACCAAAAAAGATGAGCAACGGCGGTGCTGTGAAAGGTTACAGTCCGATTGCCATCCGTCCTCAACGTTTTCAAGGAGTGTTTTGATGAGATATGCCGTTTTGTGCGTTTTTGTATTTTTGAGCAGTTGTACGTCAGTACAGCAAGTTATTGATAACAAAGAACTTTATTGCTCACAGTTTTACAAAGGGGTCAGGGCGGTAGGTCGAAGTGCTTTATCTGCAACAACAGGTGTAGTTGTCCCAGATGTATGCGATACTATAGATGAGATTGTCGCGGAGGAAGACGCTGATAGCGTCGACAAAAGCGATAGCTGATTTAAGGTTATTGATACAACTGGTCTTGTTGTTTAAATGAAGCTAGGCGGTTTACTCAAGTCATTAGCTCCCACCATTGCTCAGGCCGCTGGCGGTCCAATGGCCGGTATGGCCGTCAAGATGGCGGCCAAGAAGATAGGTCTTCCTGATACGGCTACAGCCAATGAAATCGAAGACCTTATTGAACGCGAGCCAGAAAAAGCACCTCTTTTAAAACAAGCAGATCAAGATTTTGCTCAGAGCATTCGGGCGATGGAAATTGACCTGGAGTCCTTTAAAACAGAGGTTGCGGACAGAAAAGATGCCAGGGCTAAGTTTTCTACGGACTGGACACCTAAAGTATTTAGCATTTTAGCCTTAGCTTTGTACGGCACCTACGTCATGGCGGTAACCATCATGCCGCACGATCAGAATGACGAAACCATCATATCCCTAGTTTTAGGTCAGTTGTCGGGCATTTTGGGCACCGCAGCGGCTTTTTTCTATGGCGGTTCCAGCGGGAAGAAATAATGGAAAAATTGATTGATATGCTAAAACGTCATGAGGGCGTTAAGGACAAAGTTTACCGTGATACGGGCGGTCTGGAGCATATAGGCTGTGGTCGTAACATCTCTGAGACGGGCCCAGGGCTTTCAGAGGATGAAATAGACTACCTTTTGAAGAACGATTTAGAGCGTTGTGAGGCCGAGCTTAGTGCGGAGTATGTCTGGTTTAGAGACCTGGAGGGTGCCCGCAGAGACGCTATTATGAACATTTTTTTTAATTTGGGCGCTACTCGTTTTAGAGGCTTTAAAAACGCCATAGCGGCTATGGGTGACAAAGATTATGACAGAGCGGCGGTTGAGTTCATGGATTCTCTATGGGCCAAGCAGGTTGGCGGTCGGGCTTTAGAGCTTACGGATATTATTAAAGCCGGAAGCTATGTTTGAGTATGCGGCCACTGTGGTCAAAATCGTAGATGGAGACACAGTAGATGTTCTGGTGGACCTTGGTTTTGATACTTTTGTGGGTGGTAAGCGTGGGCGTATTCGTCTTTACGGAATTGATGCACCCGAATCTAGGACCCGAGATAAGGAAGAGAAAAAATACGGACTCGCGGCCAAAAAATTTGTAGAAGATTTCATGCCTGTTGGCACCGTGGTAACTCTCAGAACTTATAAAGACAAAGGCGGCAAGTACGGACGCTATATGGGTGATTTTAAAAGATACGACAAATGGCTTTGTGAAGAGCTTGTAAAAAATCACCATGCCGTAGAATATTTTGGGCAAAGCAAAGCTTTAGTTAAAGCAGCACACATGAAAAACAGATATCTTGTGGAGATAGAGGAGAATACAGTATAAGATTCGCTACGACTTTATAAGACGGGGACGTTATGGATGAATTAGTCGTAGTACAATTTATTTTGAAAAAGATCAGAGAACGTAAATCTTTGGTCTTAGACATTTTACAAAACAACGGCGTTACTTCTCTTGAGGCGTATAAACAACTAATGGGAGAGCTAGACGCTTTAAACTACATCGAACAGGAACTCTTGGGCCTGCTAGAAAAACAGGAGCATATGCATGATTGAAGTGCCGGGTTATTTGGCGGAACAGCTAGATAAAGAAGCTGCCGAAGCCAAAAAGAAAGAAGAAGACGTTTCACGTGAAACCACGGACAAAGAAGGCGTTGACAAGATGTACGTTGACCCTAAAGACCGTGTTTTAGACCCTTCCAAAGCTGATACCTCTCTTATAGATCGTATGCCAACCCCTACTGGATGGAGAATGTTGATTCTTCCCTACAGGGGCAAAGCGCAAACAGAGGGCGGCATCTACATCCCTGATCAAGTCTTGGACGACGGGCAGATACAGACTGTTGTCGGATACGTGTTAAAGCAAGGTCCTCTTGCGTACAAGGACACCTCAAAGTTCCCAGACGGGGCGTGGTGCCAAGAAAAAGATTGGGTGATTTTTGCTCGGTATGCGGGCTCAAGGTTTCGCATAGACGGTGGAGAGGTCCGCATCCTCAACGATGACGAGATTTTGGCCACCATATCTGATCCAGAAGACATCATTAGCTTTTAAGGGGAAAACATGGCTGACGAAAAGGAAGAAAAAGCCTACGAGCCGGAGGACGGCACCGTAGATATAGAAGTAGGTGAAAATGAGGAGGAGCAAGAGGTCGAAGTATCGGTCTCAGGGGTCTCTTCGGAAGAAACCGATGCGGAAGACGCGGGAGACGAAGACGATGATGAACACCAAAAATACACGGCGGGTGTTCAGAAGCGTATTGATCGTCTGACTAAAAAAATGCGTGAGGCTGAAAGGCAACGTGAAGAAGCCTTAACTTACGCTAAATCAGTTCAAACCGAGTCAGACGCCTTAAAACAGCGCGTAGAGTCCTTGGACAAGGGCTATATGACGGAATATGGCTCTCGTTTAACTATTGAAGAGCAGCAGGTTGAAAATGAGCTTAGGGCCGCGATAGATCGTGCGGATACCGAGGCTACTGTCGCGGCGCAGCGTAAGTTAAGTCAATTAGCGGTTGCTAAAGACCGTTACGAAACGGCTAAACAACAGCAAGAACGACAGGCACAACAGCAGGCGGCATATCAGCAGCAAGCTCAACAACAGCCACAACAACCACAACAACCACAGCCTCAACGACCCGATCCAAAAGCAGAGGATTGGGCTTCTAAAAACGATTGGTTTGGCTCTGACGAAGCCATGACTTTTGCGGCATTTGGGATTCACAAAAGACTTGTGGAAGATGAAGGGTTTGACCCTAAAAGCGATGAGTATTATAGTGAGCTTGATGATCGCATACGGACCGAGTTTCCGCATAAATTCTCGGAAAGTCCCAGCAAACGTCCCGTCCAGAACGTTGCGGGCAACTCTCGTTCGACAGGGGGTTCTAAAACAGGACGCAGCACCCGGAAAAAACTCACGCCCAGCCAGGTTGCAATAGCAAAGAAATTGGGTGTGCCGCTGGAAGAATACGCGAAACATGTCAAATAGGAGACGACTATGGCCACAAAGAAGAAAGTAGGTTTTGAGGGCGTAGATCGAGCTTCTCGCGCTAATGACACTAGGGAGAAGGAGCAACGGCGAAAGCCTTGGGCTCCCCCATCCATGCTCGAAGCACCGCCTGCGCCCGAAGGGTACAAGCACAGGTGGATTAGGGCAGAAGTTCGCGGTTATGACGACCGTAAGAACATTTCTGCTCGTTTGAGAGAAGGGTATGAGCTTGTGAGAGCAGACGAATACCCGGATTTCGAGGCTCCGGTAATTGAATCAGGAAAATTTGAAGGTGTGTTTGGAGTTGGTGGATTGGTTCTCGCTCGTATACCGTTAGAAACGGTGCAGGAAAGGACTGAATACTTCCAAGGGAAGAGTAAAGACCTTATCGACGCCGTTGACCACGATATGATGCGAGAAAATGCTCATGAAAGCATGGCGATCAATAAACCTGATCGTCAATCTCGTGTAACTTTTGGTGGCCCACGAAAAGAGTAGTAGGTCACCCCAATGAGGAGATGTTCCTATGGCAAATCAAGAAACTGCCTATGGTATGCGTCCTGTTGGGCTGGTTGGTGCAGGTGTTAACTCTACTGGTGTAACTCAGTACGAGATTGCCTCCAACAACACAAATGCTATTTATCAATATGCAATCGTTGTTCCTTTGGCAGCGGGCGTAATTGATCAAGCGGGTGCTACAAATGGTGGCACCACGCAGGCACTTGGGGTCCTGATGGGAGTCGAGTACCAAGATTCGGTTCAGAAAAAGCCGGTCTTTCTTAATTATTGGCCTGGTAGCGGAAGCGTGAGTGTGGATACTAATTTCCCAGTCAAAGCTTTTGTTGCAGACAATCCAAATCAAATTTTCCAAGTTGCAAGCGACGCTAGTCTCACTGACCGTGCTACTGCGTTGGCTACAGTCTTTGCAAATACTGATTTGGGCACGTCAGCTCGTTCAGGTAGCACAAACACTGGTCGTTCCAGTGCGGCTGCCAGCGTAGCTAACGTTGCTGTGACTGCGACATTACCGTTGCGTATTGTTGGGATTGCTGACGATGAAGCAAACAGTGACTATACCGCTGCTGGTATACCTCTGTTGGTTCGTCTGAACGCGCATTTTAACGCTGGAACCCGCCGGTTTGATTCTCAAACCACCGCGGATTCTACCGGCATTTAAGGGGGTTTAACCAATGGCTATTTCTCGCGCACAACTTGCGAAAGAGCTAGAACCCGGCCTAAATGCCTTGTTCGGGCTCGAATACGACCGATACGACAATGAACACGCTGAGATTTTTGAAACAGAAAACTCAGATCGTGCTTTTGAAGAAGAAGTAATGCTGTCTGGTTTTGGCACTGCGCCAGTTAAATCAGAAGGCGGATCAATCTCGTTTGATGACGCGCAGGAGACATATACTGCTCGTTACACTCACGAGACCATTGCTCTTGCTTTTAGCATCACTGAAGAAGCTGTAGAGGACAACCTATATGATAGGCTGGCTGCTCGATATACTCGTGCCCTGGCGCGGTCCATGTCGCAGACTAAGCAGATCAAGGCTGCCTCTGTATTGAACAATGCATTTAGCACAGGCTCACCAATTGGTGACGGTGCTGCGCTTTGTTCAGCGGCTCACCCATCTCTGACTGGTAACCAAAGCAATATATTGTCTACCGCAGCAGACCTCAATGAGACTTCTCTTGAGCAAATGCTGATAGACATTGCTGGTTTGACTGATGAGCGGGGTCTGAAGATTGCCATACGCGGCATGAAGTTGATAATTCCAAAAGAGCTGCAATTTATTGCAGAGCGAGTTCTCAACTCCAACCTGCGTCCAGGCACTGCGGACAACGACGTCAATGCCCTGAAGTCTATGGGAATGCTCCCTGAAGGTGCGGTGGTTAACCACTTCCTCACCGATACAGATGCTTTCTTCATTAAGACAGATGCCCCTAATGGCTTTAAGCTGTTCCAGCGTACTGCCATAGCTACGGGCATGGAAGGTGACTTCGACACAGGAAACATGCGATTCAAGGCTCGGGAGCGATACAGCTTCGGTGTCTCTGATTGGAGAGCTGTTTTCGGAACTGAAGGCGCTTAATCACCAGAAGGTGTGGAGAGAGGGGTGGCTTGTGCCACCCCTTTTTTTATCGTATCGTACACAAATCCTGACAGTCGCATCCTGTGACTGACACTAGCCAAGACAGGAGACCAACATGGCTAATACTACTTTCAACGGCCCCGTTAGGTCGGAGAACGGTTTTCAAGATATAACCAAAAACGCCACCACTGGTGCTGTTACCAGCACGATGACTCTCAAGACTTACGAGACGACCATTACTGTGGCAAACGGAGATACTACGGGTAAAGAAGCGGCAATTGGTATTCCGTCAAACTTTATACCTATGGCTGTTACAGTCGCTGTTACTACAGCCGCTGCAAACGCTGTTAACCTTCAAGACATTGGCACTGACGCAGATACTGACGGCTTTGTTGATGGCATTTCAGCCGCTGTAAACTCAGTCGGATTCAAGGGCTTTTTCCCTTGTAACGGCGTTCTTGGCATGTCTGGCGGAGCGACCACGGCGGCCACGGAAACAGCGGACGAAGTGGAGCTTGTTGTTTCGGGTGATCCCGGCGGCGACACAGTGATTGTCTTGAAGTTTTTTGGCATATCTAGCTCTTCTGACGCATCATAACAGGAGATAAAGATGGCTAATTCAGACGTAAGAGCAAAACGTCTGACGGGAACTGGGGCGGCCAGCACTGGCCGCGCTAGACTTCGTCAAGTTCAGGTTCTGGTAGGCGGGGGAGCCGGTCGTTTAACGCTTACCGACGGTAACGGCGGTGCCACAATAGTTGATTTGGATTTTGTACAATCCTCTACTCACTCTGTGAACATACCGGATGAGGGGTTGTTGTTCACCTCTGACATACATGTGGGGACAGCGACCAACGTTACGGCTCTAACGATATTCTTTAGCTAGGTGATTTATGGCAGAGCGCAAACGCAACAATATGCCGAAGCGCAACAAGAAGAATTTTCGCCCTACTAAGAAAGGCGCGGGAATGACTGAGGCAGGGGTTAAAGCCTATCGAAAGAAAAACCCTGGCTCTAAGCTACAAACAGCCGTAACCGGGAAAGTTAAGAAGGGCAGCAAAGATGCAAAACGTCGCAAATCTTTTTGTGCGCGTTCTGCGGGGCAGATGAAAAAATTCCCCAAAGCTGCCAAAAACCCTAATTCTAGGCTACGTCAGGCTAGAAAAAGGTGGAAATGTTAAAAGGAACCACTCATGGGTAGTAGAGTTCGAACAGGAACGGTCATGCCCGCTGCGAAATGTGGCGTGGTGAAAATGGCAAAGGGCGGTGCTGCTAAGAAGAAAGGCAGTAAAATTTGCCCTGAAGGCAAAGCCTGGGCGAAGCGCACGTTTGACACATATCCCAGTGCCTACGCCAATTTAGCCGCCTCTAAATATTGTAAAGACCCTAACTACGCCAAAAAATCAAAAGGCGGTAAAAGGAAGGGACGTTAATGGGTGAGCTGAAAAAATGGCTCAAACAGGATTGGGTCAGGATAGACAGCTCCGGCAACATTGCCGGAAAATGTGGCACCTCTAAGGATAAGAAAAACCCTGACCGGTGTTTGCCACGGTCTAAAGCACAAAGCTTGTCTAAAGAAGAGCGGGCAACAACCGCTCGTAAAAAGAAAAAGGAAGGTGCTAAAGGCAAAACAGTGGTCTCAAACACTGAAAAGGCTAAAGTTCGTAAAATGAAAGACGGCGGTTTAGTCAGTAGGGGCTGCGGCGCTATCATGCCAGATCGCAAGAAAAAGACCCGGTATGCATGAATTTTTTGTTGCAGACGAGAAAAAGATTTACAATGAAATAAGAGAGTGGTCAAGGACTCTCTTAGAGGAAAAGAACCCAGAATTCAATGGGTTACCCGCTTGTCCATACGCTAAAGCAGCTTGGGCAGCGCAACGGGTTTCGGTTATTTTTAAACGCGATCCCGCTAATTATCAGGACTTGTGGACGGTCATATCTACCTGGGACGACAAGGTGGATTTGGTAATTATCGTGGATTTAGCGTTTACCGAAGACTCAGACGCCTTCCACGAATACCTCGATGACATCAATCAAGCTATATCTGACGGTATGTTCATAGACCGTGACATTTGGGTCATGGGATTTCACCCAGATCAAGAGCCAAATGAACTGGTTGACGATGGCACATTTGAGCCTGATACCACAGAAGAGTATGCGATGATATTCGTCCAACGCCTTAGTAAGCTTGAGGAATCGGCGGATAAGATAAGAGAATTGGGTTATTATGATCGTTACTTCGACGAATATGATGTTGAAAAAATGTACAAGATTCGTCACGAATTTTACAGGAGACTGAAAGATGGCAATGAGTCCTAGAAAACAAGAGGCTTCTAGTGGAATAGGCAAATCTGTTGTTCGTAACGCCACTCCAGGAGCTACGAAACCAAAGAAAATGATGCGGGGTGGGCCCGTAAAAATGAAGGACGGGGGGTTTCCCGACCTTAGTGGTGACGGCAAAGTAACACAAAAGGATATTCTCATGGGTAAAGGCGTTATTAAGAAACCAGCTAAAAAGATGCGTGGCGGTCCTATGAAAAAAGCAATGGGCGGTGTCGCTAAAAAGTCTGGAGTCATGAAAAGGGCTAAAGGCGGAGCAGCTAAAAAGTCTGGAGTCATGAAAAGGGCTAAAGGCGGAGCAGCTAAAAAGTCTGGAGTCATGAAAAGG